TGTTGGATGAAGCACAGGAACGTGAATCTAATAACACTTCTAATGAACCTGAAGTTGAGACAATGAATTCTCTGGATCAAAAATTGAGAGATCTTAATAATCTATCTGGAAATGAAACTCAATATATTGAAATTCCGGATATCAATTTGGATAATTTCATTATTAGTAATAAAAAAATTCATAATGAAATTGATCAGTATTTTAATCAGATTTCTGAAATGAATCACAAAGATATCTTTGAAGAATCTGATAGAGTATATAATGAATTCAAAAAATCTGCACAGAAAGAAGTCAATTATTTGGTAAAGGAGTTTGAGTGTAAAAAATCTGCAGATGCATATGCTAGATTATTTACTTCTCGTACTGGAGTTCTTGATACTTCAAAACTTCATACGTATAAGCATAGTGAGGATATATTCAAAAAAGTAAATATTATTCCAGATGGTAAAAATCATGGATTAATTTTCATTATTGATTGGTCTGGATCAATGTGTAATGTTCTTAGAGATACTCTAAAGCAACTTTATAATCTTGTTTGGTTCTGTCAAAAGGTAAAAATTCCTTTCGATGTATATGCGTTTTCAAATGCATATAAATGTATTGAATATGATAAAAATGGCAAATCAATTCATCCTCAACCACATTGTGTAAAGGAAGAAGGAAAATTTCATATTCCAATTGAGTCATGTGTAATCAATCTTTTGACAAGTGGTAAGAAAAATAATGTTCTTGATAAGCAGATGAGAGATATTTGGAGAAATGTTCAGGCAATGAATTTCTATTGTGAATATTCTACTTTTCATAGACTTTCACTTGGAGGAACACCTCTAAATGAATCTTTAATTGCCCTTCATAAAATTATTCCACAATTCAAAAATCAACATAAAGTCCAAAAAGTTCAATGTGTTGTTTTGACTGATGGAGAGGCTAATTACCTTGCTTTTACTAAAAAGGTTAAAACTTATTTTGATGGTGTTGATGATATTCGTCCTTGGAGAATGTCTGAAAATTGTTTTATGAGAAACCGTAGTACGGGATATGTTTACAAAATTCCACTTTGTAATATTGGACTTACGGATATGCTTTTGAAAGATCTTAGGCAAACATTTAGTGATGTTAATTTTATTGGTATTCGCATTCTTACTGGTTCTGAGTTATCAAAACAACTTCATTACTATTATGATTACATGAAATGTGAAAAATTAAAATCAGTTTGGAAAAAAGAAAAATCAATAATTATTCATGAATCTGGATATCATGCTTATTTTATGATTCAATCTAATTCTCTTCAAGTGGATGATTCATTCTCAGTTTCTTCGGATGCAACTAAAACTCAAATTAAGAATGCCTTTCAGAAATCATTGAGATCTAAAAAAATGAATAAAAAAATTCTAAATGAATTTGTAGAATTGGTAGCATGATAAATATTTTTATAGAATGGTATTTACTAAAATGTCTAGATTTGGAGAATTATTAGGGGGTAAAAAAGCACCCGAACCAACCCCTGCATCAAAACCCGAACCCACTTCAGAACCTAAGGAAGTTTTAACTGAAGTTCCTATGGTTGAAGAACCTCAAGTGGTTTTAACTGAATATACGCCATCATCTTTAAATGACATGTCTAAAGGTGAATTGGAAGAATATGGAAGAACGTTGGGAATTGAACTTGATAAAAGGCAAGGTAAGAGAAAACTTATTAAAGAAATTAGGATAGCAGAATCCAATTCTTAAACTGTCTACTAAGGGGTCTCAGACCCCTTTTTTTGTTCTATAATGACTTCAGTTGAAACAAACAGCATCGTGGCAATTTCTTCGGATTACATTCGAACTTCTCTACAAACACTTTATGGAAACCGAGTAACTACTTCGGATATCCGTGGTTGGTGTGATATGAATAATGTTAGTTATCAAACTGTAACTAGTAAAATCAAACCATACAAAACTGGTAAGTCCGTTTGGAATCTTGAAGTAACACCTGAAAAAATAGAAGAAATTGAAAGGAATTATCAAGCACCTGCAGTTACTCCTGCTGTTGAGCAAAATCTAATACCCGATAAAGATGATACCTTTATCAACTTTGGTAATTTCACTGACATTAAAAAAATTATTAAGTCTCGTATATTTTATCCAACGTTCCTTACGGGACTTTCTGGAAATGGTAAAACATTCTCGATTGAGCAAGCATGTGCTCAATTAGATCGGGAAATGATTCGTGTAAACATTACTATTGAAACTGATGAAGACGATCTTATTGGTGGTTTTCGCCTTGTGGATGGGGCAACTGTTTGGCATAACGGACCTGTCATTGAAGCACTCCAGAGAGGGGCTATCTTGCTACTCGATGAAATTGACCTTGCTAGTAATAAAATCCTCTGTCTCCAGTCCATCCTTGAGGGTAGAGGTGTGTTCTTGAAGAAGATTGGTAAGTTCGTTAAACCATCTAAAGGTTTCAATGTATTCGCAACTGCAAATACGAAAGGTAAAGGTTCTGATGATGGACGATTTATTGGAACTAATGTTCTCAATGAGGCATTCCTGGAACGATTCCCTGTAACCTTTGAGCAAGAGTATCCAACTCCTGCTAATGAGGCAAAAATTCTTTCCAAGGTTGCTGACACTCTTGGAGTTGATGATGACAACTTTATTTCTCGTCTAGTTGACTGGGGTGATGTAATTCGTAAAACTTTCTATGATGGTGGTGTTGATGAGGTAATTTCTACTCGTCGTCTTGTTCATATTCTCCGAGCATATAGTATTTTTGGAGATAAGATGAAAGCAATCAGTGTTTGTGTAAATCGTTTTGATGATGAAACCAAACAGTCTTTTATGGAACTTTATGATAAGATTGATGGTGATGTTGAAGTATTTGTTGACACAGAAGAAAATATTTGATATAATTTATGACGAACGCTTGGAGTTTACTTTACGATATAATGAACAACGAAGACACTATTACATTCACCACGGAAACTAATTCATCTTTTCCACTTGATGGTGAGATTAATTTAAATCTAGAATCTACTTCCAAGAATGGATTTTGGAAGTATGAAGAAGATCTCACTATGAAAGAAATTAGAGAGTATCTTTCTTCTACTTACAAATCACATTACACTTCCCAAGATTCCAAGACTCAGACACTTGATCTTATTCAGAGTATTGGTGATGCGGAACCTTTTTGTAGATCAAATGCTATTAAGTATCTTTCTCGATTTGGTAAAAAGAATGGAAAGTCTAAGCAAGATATTCTGAAAGCAATTCATTACTGCATTCTTCTTTATCATTTTGCTGGTATTCATAGCAAAACTTCAAATGCCTATGAGACCTTTTGATTCCTGGACCAACAATATAAAATAAACTCTTAACTAATATTATGAAACTTTCTTCTGAAACAATTTCTCTTCTTAAAAACTTTTCAACTATTAATCAATCTATTTTGATTAAAGGTGGAAATGAACTTCGTACAATTTCTGTGATGAAAAACATCTATGCAGTTGCTGAAGTTAAAGAACAATTTCCAAGAGATTTTGCAATCTATGATTTAAATGCTTTTTTGAATGCTATTTCTTTGCATTCTTCACCAGATATTGACTTTTCGAATGAAAAATATCTTTCTTGGAAAGAGGCAAATAGTTCTGGTACTTGGTTTTATGCCGATCCAGCCGTAATTGTTTCTCCACCAGAGAAAGAAATTGTTCTGCCATCTAAAGATGTTTGTTTTGTTTATCCATCTTCAGTACATGAAAAGTTGATGAAAGCTGCATCTGTATATCAAGTCAGTGACCTTTCATGTGTTGCTATTGATGGTAGGATTGTAATGAAGGTTAGGGATAAGAAAAATGATTCCTCAAATTCATTTATGGAAGTTGTGGGTGAAACTGATGATGAGTTTTGTTTCAATTTCAAGGTAGAAAATATGAAACTCCTTTCAGGTAACTATGATGTAATTGTCTCCAGTAAATTGCTTGCGGAATTTACCCGTAAGTCTGGTGGACAACTTACATATTTTGTTGCTCTTGAACCTGATTCTACATTTGGATGATACACATTCTATTTACATTGAAGGGATGTCCTTTTGGATTTTTGGATGATGAAGCACATATTCGCAATGTCCTTGCGAATGCTGCTCAGTTATCTAAAAGTACTTTATTGAATATTTCTTCTCACAAGTTTGATCCTTATGGAGTAACTGCCATAGTACTTCTTGCAGATTCTCACATTTCAATTCATACATGGCCTGAAAATGGTATGGCAGTTTGTGATGTGTTTACTTGTGGAGAACATACAAACCCTAGATGTGGTGCAACTTACATGTATGAAGCAATGGGTGCTACAGATTTGGTGTCTGAAATTTTTACTAGACCTTTAGAATGAATATCTTTGTTACTGAACAATGCCCAAAAAATTCTGCAATGGTATTACCTGACAAACATGTTGTCAAGATGCCTTTAGAATGTTGTCAAATGCTTTCTATCATCTTTTCAAAATGGTATTATGATTGGGGTACTCTTCCTAAAGCAGATGGTACTCCATATTCGACCAAAAAAGGTGCTTTCCGTAATCATCCATGTACTGTTTGGGCTGCAAAAAGTTTTTATAATACGGCGTGGTTGATTCAACACGGATGTGCTCTTTCTTCTGAGTATCATCATAGATATGATAAGATTCATTCTTGTGCTAAAACTTTGTTTGAAGCAAAGAAAATGTTTCATAAACATGCAGACAAACCAATAACTTGTCATTCTCTTGCTGATAAATTTGCCCGTGCCATGCCAGATGAGTTTAAACTTGACACAAGCATTGACACTTTTATTGCTTACAAGATGTATATTAGCAGCAAACCTTGGGTTGCATCTAATTATCTTCGTGACGAATCCAGAAAACCAAGTTGGGTATGAATATAATGGATTGAAACTTAAATGAATCATGCTAAAATAAACTGACTCTAATTTACTATGAACCGAAATGAATTTCTGTGGGTTGAAAAATACAGACCTCAGACAATTGAAGAGTGTATACTTCCTGACAATATTAAAAAAACCTTTCAAGATTTCCTAGATAAAGGTGAGGTTCCAAATCTTCTTCTTGCGGGACCTGCTGGATGTGGTAAAACCACTGTCGCAAAAGCACTGTGTAAAGAACTGGGGGTAGATTTTTATGTCATCAATGGATCCGATGAGGGACGATTCTTGGATACTGTCCGAAACACTGCGAAAAACTTCGCTTCGACCGTCTCACTTTCATCAACTGCTAAACACAAAGTCATCATTATTGATGAGGCAGATAACACAACCAATGATGTACAACTCCTCCTACGGGCGTTTATTGAGGAGTTTAGTGGCAACTGCAGATTCATCTTCACCTGCAACTTCAAAAATCGATTGGTCGAGCCACTTCACTCCAGGTGCGCGTGTATTGATTTTTCCACCAATTCCAAAGACAAACCAAAACTTGCCGCAACCTTCTTTAACCGTCTCAGGTCTATACTTGAGAAAGAGGACGTTGGGTATGATCCAAAAGTTTTGGCTCAACTTATACAGAAGCATTTCCCCGACTTCAGAAGAGTACTAAATGAGTGTCAAAAATACTCTGTGGGTGGAAGTATAGATAGTGCCATTCTTGCATCGTTTAGTGACGTTTCAATTGAAGAATTACTTGATCATCTCAAGGATAAAAAATATGCTGAAGTTCGTAAGTGGGTCGTCAATAATTTGGATAATGATCCTAGTTTGGTATTGCGGCGTGTTTATGATGCTCTTGCATCTGCCGTGGACGGTCCTTCCCTTGCTGCTGCTGTGCTCATTATTGCTAAGTATCAGTATCAAATTGCGTTTGTAGCAGATCAGGAAATTAATCTGTTGGCAGCACTAACTGAGATTATGGTGGAGTGTGAATTCAAATGAAACACGAAATTCCTGATGAGATTAGAAAGGGTTGCTTTAATTGCTTCGGTAGTTTGAATCAAGCAGAGAGAGCAGTTATAATGATGGGTGATGATGCTTATAGGGAATCATTAGACCTTGAGAATGATGATGCTCCCTGTTGGAAGATACCCAGTAGAGAGTCAACAACCTTTGTTGGTTGGAACCCTATGTGTATCCCTACAATGGATTACATAGTATGGAAACTAAAACGTCGTGAACAAATTGCGAAAGGAGAAATTCACTAATGGACTACAAAACTGCAGGCGTTGATATTGAAAAGGGTAAAGCATTTGTAGAACATCTGAAAATTATGGCACCTAACATTGGTGGGTTTAATGGAAAGATGGAAATTCCATATGGATATGAGCAACCTGTTTTAGTATCTGGCGCTGATGGTGTCGGAACCAAAATTAATATTGCAAGAGTTGCTTGGGACTATTCTACTATTGGAATTGACCTGGTTGCAATGTGTGTCAATGACGTTATATGTTCTGGTGCTAAACCATTATATTTTCTTGATTATATTTCTACTAAAACTATAGATTCCGATGTTAGTGACATTGTGCATGGAATTGTTAGGGGGTGTGAGATTGCTGGAATGGAACTCCTAGGTGGAGAAACTGCAGAACATTACAGAGCAACTGACTATGACCTTGCTGGGTTTTGTACTGGTATTGTAGAGAAGAATGAGATCGTTGATGGTAGTAACATCAGACCTGGTGATGTAGTCATCGGTATTGAGAGTAGTGGACTTCATAGTAATGGATATACTCTTGTTAATGATATGATATGGAGACATAAGATTTTCTATAAAGATATGCCTGAGTTGCTGACACCAACTACCATCTACGCTCCTCTAATCCAGCAGCTGCTAGATGAAGTTCCTATCCTAGGCATGTCCCATATTACTGGAGGAGGACTGCCTGAGAACCTTCCACGATGCCTTCCAGCAGGTCTTACAGTTGA